GGTGGGAGGAGGGGTTAGGGCTGCGGGTCCGCGTAGTCCCGGCCGTCCAGCCACTCCATGTAGCGGTCCCGAGCTTCCTCTTCCGACCCGGCGTAATTGCCCTCCTCCGCGGCGCGCAGCCAGGCGTTTTCCGCCCACTGCTCGGCGCGGGCTTCCGCGTTGCGATCCTCGCACAGGGTGTCCCAGGCCTTGCGGATGAGCGCCAAGCGCTCCGGCAGCGATTGCTTGCCAGCGAAGCGGGCGTAGGCAACGACGAGCTCCGTGAGTTCCCGGTCGGTGCTCTGGAAGAACCCGCTGAGGGTGACGCGACCGAGCGGCGCGGGATCCGGGCACTGGCGCAGGCTCTCCTGGCTCAGCGGGAAGATTTCGTAGAGGTTGCCTTTACGGCGAGCGATGAGGGGGTTGGTCATGTGGCTTAGACTCCCAGTTTGGATGCGGCTTCGTCGGCGCGACGGGTGTACCAGATGCGGCAGGCGAGGGAAGGTTCCCGCGCGGCCTTGGACCGGAGGGTTTTGATGCTCTGCTCCAGGGCGCGGCGTTCCTTGTTCGTCATCTGCTGCTTACTCCGTTGCTTGTCTCAACACGTTTATGGGCGATTATCGAAAACGATAAAAGCGAAAAATGTTGATTGTCGAAAAAAAGTTAGACCAGCCAGGCGCGGTAGGCCTCACCATCGACTAGCGACGCCAGATTGATCTTGTTGCGCAGGGCGTAGATGATCTTCTCGTCAACGGTGCCTGGCACCACCAAGTCGACATAGGTGACGTGCTCCAGCTTGTCGACAGCCTGTGGCCGGTCCTCGCTCTGCGCGCGGAACTCGAGATTGTGGGTGTTCGAGTAGTACACCACCAGGTTGGCGATTGACCACTCCCGCCCACGCCCACCCGCTTGGGCAGTGGCCACCATGAAGCGGCAGTAAGGATCGGTCTTGAAGCGGTGCTCCTCGCTTTCCCTGACGTTAACGTTACCGCCCCAGAACTGAGCGACTGAGCTGACACCGAACTCCTCACGCAGCGCATCAGTGATGCGATGGATATCGGCATCGTAGCTGGCCCAGATGATGACCTTCTCTTCGCTCTCGCGCAGCAGGTCGATCAGCGATTCGGTGCGGTTCTCGGCGATTTCGTGGTAGTTGCCGTTCTCGTCGACTACGTGACCACAGAGGATCTGATGCAGGCGCAGGATCTGGGTGATGACCAGCGTCGCAGTGACGTGCGAGGTGGCATTAAGTTGCGCGGTAGCGAATGACACGAGTTCGTTGTAGAGGCGTCTCTGTTCCTGTGTCATCTCCACATGACGCATCATGTAGATCTTCTCGGGCGCGTCGTAGCAGTCGCTCAGATCGCAGTAGAAGCTGTGCGGTGCGATTTTGCGCTGAAGCTCCTCGAGGTTCTTGAAGCCGACAACAATCTTCACTTTGCGACCGCCATACCACTCATCAGCCAGCACCGCGTAGTGGTTGCGAAAGGAGAAATAGTTGCGGAAGCCAAGGATCCGCCAGTCGAGGAAGAAGTACGGCGCGAACAGGTCGAGTGGTGACTTGGGCGTCAGCAGCCCACTCAGGATGCGTCGGTAATCCGCCAGCATGCGCAGGCGCTGAAGCACGAACTTGGTACGCTTGGCACCAGGTGTCTTGATGCACGTTGCCTCATCGACTGCCAACATCGATCGACGGTCTTCGAGGAACTCTTCCATCACCTCGCGGGCAGTCTTGACGGTGCTGAGCGCCTCGATGTTCATCAGCAGGATGCGCGGACCGTCAGAGACATCGAGGAAGGCGCGAAGTTCCTTCTTGTAGGTGACGCCGCCGCCAGAACGCCAGTAGTGGACGGTGACGCGGCTTCGCAGGTCAGCGCTCAGATGCTCATCGATCGCTTCGATCCATGGCGTCAGCGCACCAGCTGGCGCAATGACCGCCAAGTCCTGGCAGTCGCCGTCGAGCTCAAGCTGACCGAAGTCGTCCAAGGTACACTTGGTCTTGCCCACCCGCGGCTTCATGCGGTAGGCGAAGGCAGCGCGGTGCCCGCACTTGGTAAGCGCCTCCGCCTGCTTGATGCGCGGCGCCCAAGGTGGGTGGTAGCGCTCAGCTGCTCTTGTGGGCAGCATACCAGGCTTCCATGGCGTCCGCGCAGCGCAGAGCTTCGAGGACCTGCTCAGGCGGCGTGCCGGGATCGAGCTCCCGGTGGGCTGCCCAACGCCGCACGATGGCGGGAGCCATCGGATCGCGCGCTAGCAGCACGAACATCGGCTCGTCTAGCGCAGCCTCATGATAGCAATCGAACGCACCAGGTTCTAGTTTGGTACCCATCAGAAACTCCTTCGTCGTACCCAGCCACGGCCTCTGCACCGCTTGCAGTTCGCAGACAGATATCTGCGCTCGAAATAACTCCACAATCCAAACGTTAGCACATTGAGCAGCCATAAGGGAGGCTCTTCCCCGTTACCGCCGCAACGAGGGCAAATTCGATCCATTGATACTGAGCTCCGAGATTCTCCCGAAGCTTAAGCATTTCCGATTGTGATTTCAAGGTCAGGAACGACCACCGCGACCCAATTTTTTCGGCCGCCAGGATCACCACCGACACCGTCGGCGCCAGGCAGCGGTACCGCCTCTTCAGCTGCCTCGTAGCCTTCAGGCCAGGCCAGCAGCCAGAAGCGGGTGTTAGCGATGAGGAACGGTGCTCGCCACATGACCGGTGGGTCGTTCCACGGCTCCAGCGTCAGGAACTGCTGGTCGATTCTGATCATCGGACCGCCGCGCACGCCCAGCAGCTTCCGAGCCTGTTCGAGAGTGAGCCGAGTCTCCATCTTGGGCCAGAGAAGCAGCTCGCCGCTTGGCGTGGCCAGTATGCCCTCGGACTTCTTGCGTCCGGTAAGGATCAGACGACCGAGCTTCTTGTGCTTCTTGGAGTCATAGCCAGCGCTGGCAGCTAAGGCGATGAAGCTCTCGGCATCATTCATGCTTGATCTTCCCCTCGACAGTCTTGATTGGATGGTCGATACGATACTGACGCCGATGGGCTTCATAGGCCGCACGGCGCCGGGTGCCCTCTTCAGCTGACAGCGGCGTTGGGCGTGACTCTGACATCCAGCGCTGGCAGTTGGCGCAGTTGCAGCCGCGGAGGGGCTCATCCATTGAGGAACTCAACCTCAGCCCAGAAATCGCGCCACTCCTCAGGCGTTACGTGCGGTGGGCGATAGACGCTCATGTCGTCGAGCAGCACGTAATCGCCCTGAATATCGATTCTGCTGAAGATGTAGATTGATCCGCTAAAGCGCCGGCGTGGGACTTCACCCGGATGTGGCATCTGTTACCCCGATGTCTTTAAGAATACGCTCAGCCTCCCTCACATACCAATCGATGTCTACGTCATCGGGAAAGCTCGCAGGCAGCTCCATCAACGGCTTAGCGCCAAGCGATTTAGGTACTTTCCGTCCTGAGTTGGCATAGACGAGTGAGTCGGGCGCAGTGGTTGAGTAGTACCAACGCGCAACCTTGCCGATGTACTGGACGTCAGGATGCAGTTGTACAGCACCACCTTTGACGTTACGGACTACGACGAACTGGCGGATGTCCTTGCATTCATAGATAGTCTCGAACACGTCCTTGCCAGTCAGCAGATACTCTTTTACTGCTTCGATGCAGATTAGCGTGACTGGATTCTTATGCAAGGCTTCTGGACTGCCCAGCGGCGGGCTGGCATAGGCACCCTTAGTCTTGAACGTCTTGTCCTGCTTCAAGGCGATATAGTTGTTGACGTCCCTTGAAAATAATGCCCGATACGGCGTCTCTTCAGTTTCGAAGCCAGTCAATTGCTCCCAGGCCTCGACTATGGCATCGAATCTCGGTTTGTCTGTACGACGCAAGTAGGCAGTCATGCCATCTGTATTGGCGCTGATAATCTTGATGCCACGTAGTTCCAAGGCTTCAATCAGCATCAGCAAGGACAGTTGACCGGTGATAGTGACCTGGATGAGCAGCTCTGGCGCGTAGAGGATTGAGTGTGGGCTGCCATACTTACCAAAGGCGCCGTTCACCACAATTTTGAACGAGTCTGCCATCGTCTTATTACCGGAACGCTTGGCATCTACCCGTTGGTTGACTATCTTCCGCAGGACGTTCAGGTACTTTGGACCCATCTGCTTTGGATATAGCCCGGTGTTCAGAGTAATGAACGGGTAATATGAGGTGACATCTATATCGACAATGATGTACTCGTCGTTAAACGAGTGCATGATTGATTGTTCTGAACTATGCAGCCCACCCACGCCGAGGCTGTAGCTGTTATCGCCAATCTGTACTGTGGGCGAACCTAACTCGCTCTTGATGTCGCCCAAGAAGTCGACATTAAAGCGGGTGCGGGCTACATGCGTGAAGATCTCTTGCAGTGCAGGCGTCTCGAACTGAATATAGGACGGTGGATGGAAGTAGAAGCTCTTGCCAGCTTCTATCGGTGGAATCATAACTTGCGCATTCAACGCCCTCTTCATCTCTAGCGAGATGATAGTTTCGGCGATTTGAGCGTCAGACTTCGACCTGACATCCACTCGATACTGATTGGAGATGGTATAGCGGAGCTCGATCTGCTCACGCAGGCAACCGGCCAACAGTATCGTGTTACGCAAGTCGTTCACGCAGTAGTGGCGGGTGACTTCGATCTGCTCGGGCGTTAGGTAGGTGTCCGGGTGGAACGGCAGGTCCTGCATCTTCGATGTGTGCAACCGCCCAGCATAGGTCTTCAAGCTAGCCCGTAGTGGAGCGATCTCGATCAGATCAATGTGGTTGTACACGCGCCGGCAGTACATGCGCTGGTTGCGCAGAATGATGTCGTCACTGGCGTCTTTGATGCGGTATGTTGAATGCTGCTTGATAGCCAGCTCGCACAATGGCAAGTCATACTTCAGGCTGTTGAAACCGATAGTAGTGGCATTCAACAAGACGAACAGCAGGATGCCCGCTTTCTCCTTAGTGAACGGGTCGTCCTCAGTAGCTTCCAGGTAGTACACCTTGCCGTCATCTACGCCCATCATGCAACAGAGGAAGTAATTCTGATAGACTTCGATGTCCAGCGCGACTTCGGACTGATTGACTAGCACCGGAATGCTGGTCAGCTGATAGTTGTTGGGATCAACCTCGGGAATGACATCAAGCCATGTGGGCTCGGGCGGGATGCAGCGGACCGGCTCTTTGGGAACCCTTGGCTCCAAAGGCAGGTCTTCCCAGAAGAAGCCGATGGCGTCCTTGCGCATGCTACGTGCAGCGTACAGCGGCGCGCGTGTGCTGCGCGAGCGCAGTGGCGGCAAATTGTGAACGCCGCTGTAGCCCGAGCGCTAGGGCGATAAACGCATGGTTTCTCACTGATCTTCTCTGAGTCGTTGTAATGCGCGTTCGTAGATACGTTGTCGGCTCTTGCGAGTCGAGCCGACTCCACGGTAACGATGTGCTTTTTCGATAACTTTCGGAAATTGTGCTTCGCTTATGGGCCATTTGAAATTCTTATTGTTCCATCGCCCACCTGTTGCGATATTAGTCAGCTCGATACCAATTTTTCGGTAATATGCGATACGTTCTCCTTCGATACAAAAAGCTTCTGATTCAATTAAATTACGGGCATGAAAATGGATAATAACGTCTAGGCCCAAACGCTCGAGATGTTCCACTACTTTATTGTAGTAAGGATTTCGAAGATCCGGTGTTATTTCATAGGCTCGATGTTTTTTACCTTTACCAACATAGAAGCAAACGTCCAAATCTGACCGCCAATGTTCATAGACATAGAAAGTATCATCTAGATCACTCATGCGGGTTCATGCCGCTCAGCTCGCTGCGCGTAAGTGCCCGGCATGACCATCGTGGACATCGCCCCTCGAATGCGCTCTCCGAAGAACATACAGGGTGAAGGGTAGGCAGCAAAGTCGGCCCGACTGGCGACAAGCTCCATCAGCTTCAGCAGCTTGACTTGATAGCAACCACCGAGCTCGATATCCTGTATCTCATACGAGGCGCCCTGCCCATCCTCAGCGTGGGTGCGCATGACGCCCTTGTCGAAGAACACTCGCCCAGCCTCGTCGGCGAACGGTAGCACCGCATCGAGCCCCTCGAAGATGCGCTCATCGATCTCGCGCGGGCTGCTGGGTCGATCGAGAATCTTCTCCAGCGGTGGCCACTCGGTGGTGAGGAGCTGGGTGCGCAGCCACTTGCCTTTGGCGTAGTGGAAGCTGACCGAGCCCTCGTCATACTGAAGGTAGGTGATGGGCTCACCGATCCGCAGAAGCTCCTTGATAGCCATCTGCGGGACGTTGATCGAAATCGGCACGTTCTCGCCCAACCAGTATTCGATGACGATGACGTTGTTGGTGGCGTAGGCGCTCGCGTTGCGCAGCAAGATGCCGTTAGTGAAGGGGCGGCTTGCATCATCGCCGATGAACGGGAACAGCGTCTCGAACGCAGTCAGCCAGCGTTCGCCATCGACCTTGATGAAGTTGCCTGCTGGCTTCATGTGCGGTACGTTCTCGCCTGGAATGCAGTCGATGTAGGCGGTGAACTTGGCGCTCTTCACGCGCAGGCGCTGGGCCGGCGTCATGCTGAGCTCGAGCAGCTCGTTTGTCTTGCAGCCCTCGATGGCCTTCAGCAATGGCACCGCTTTTGGCACGCAGGTTAGGTTGGTGGGGACTGGACTGCTGAGCGCCATGATGCCGTTGTAAGACCGAACGGTACCGTCCTCGATGCAGAAGTGGCTCATCGCGGGTACGAAGTCTTTTCGTGATATAGCACCGCTAACGAATTTGAGGCCGTCGAGCATTGAGGGGATATCGTCGGTCATCAAGTTCAGCCTTCCATGCCACCAAGAACTCGGGATCGCCACGAAGACGCCGCATCATCTCCGCAACCTCACGTCTATCGATTTCGATAGCTCCCTTCTGAATTGCTAGTGTACGCTTGCCAAGCGCGACGTCATAGTGCGGAAAGCTAAACGGCTGGAACCACTTACGCAGGAGACCGATCCTTGCTGCCATAGTGTGCAGCTCGACCAAGTCATCTGCCAGCATGTGGCACATAACCATTCGGCCATATGAGTAACGGCCTCGGTCGACATAGACGGGCGTTAGATGATCCTCCGTATTTCGAGCTCGAAACGTTCGGTATGGAGATCGTAGAGCTCATCCATCTCGTTGAAGGCTTTGATATTGAAGGCAGCACGCGCCTCGTAACGCTCGGCTAGTCGCTGAACGTCAAAGCCCTGCTTTTCGATTTCTTTGACAATGACCGCTTGCTCGATCGGTGTCACGTTGATCAGGTGCTGCCCACGGATGTGACGGAACGGTGACTTAGTCGAGATCTGTACAGCACCGTAACTGGTAACGATACCTCCGAAGCTGGCCGTCTGGATCCATGACGATGAATCGCAGCTTGCCCAGGGGTAGCGCTTCATCAGCATGACGCTGGTGATGCCGAAGCCATGCACCTTGACCTTTGGGCGTCCGGCACCATCTATCAGATGCTCGTCCCACATCCTGTCAAGCCACTTGCGGAGCTCTTCAGGACGGGCACCGACCATACCACCTAGCGTGATGTATTCGTAATTGGCGACGTAATGGTCGAGGTACTTCTCATCCTCTTCGGCGTGGAAGCACGGCAGCGGGCGCACGCCTAGGCGCTCCATGGCGCACTGGTTCTGGTAGGTTAGCAGCGCGTCACCAATACCGTCCAGCACGCTGACCATCTTGATACCGTCCTCGACGCGCAGGATATCGTCGTTCTCGTGGATATACCGGCAATAGTCAGTAACGCTGAGGTCGATACCCAAGGTGTGGGCGCTGTAGGCGCCTGAGTCAAGAAACACCTTGATGCCGGTTTCGCGCAGATGCCTGACTAGACGCGGTCCCTGGACGTAATGGTATGATTCCAGGTCGCAGTTAAGCTCACGAACGGCAGACTGCTCACGCCCGTTCAGCTTGATATAAACGCTGCCGCCCGGCGCGTAACCGTTAGAATGGATGGCGGCAGCGTAGATCTTCATGCTTACCAGCTAGGACCTAGGTGACCGTGAACGTGTACCGAATAATTCCAGTACATCTGGAGATAATGATCAAGGCGCGGATTGCGTGACTTGAAGGCCATCAGTTTCTTGCGTCGGTACTTCCGCAAACGATGATAGTGCGACCACTTCATGTCGCTGCCAGGTTAAAGAACTCGGCACGGGCTGAGGGGTCGTTGAGCAGCGCCCCGCGCAGCGCGCTGGTCACTGTGTGGTGCCCTTGCTGCTTGGCACCGCGTGCCTCCATGCACAGGTGGCGCGCCTTGACGACTACGCCGACGCCCACAGGCTTTAGGTGCTCGGTCAGGGCGTCAGCAATCTGTCCAGTCATGCGCTCCTGAACTTGCAGGCGTCGAGCGAAGATGTCAACGAGTCGGTTTATCTTCGATAGACCAACAACTCGGCCGTTCGGAATGTAGGCTACCGTGGCAGTGCCGAAGAACGGTGCCAGGTGATGCTCGCAGGTGCTGTAGAATGGAATCTCCTTGACCATCACCATCTGGTCGTACTTCTCGGCCCCGTCCTCGAAGCACTTGAGAACGTCAGATGGCTCGACATCATAACCCGACGTATATTCGAGCCACGCCTGCGCAGCGCGCTTGGGTGTCTCAAGCAGCCCACCACGCCTGGGATCCTCGCCCAGCTCCATGAGCAGCAAGTGGATGGCACCCTGAAGCTTAGATGGGGACACAAGTGACGGCATTGGCTTCATGTTCCTTGACTGTGACCTTGACGAGACGGACGCGGTGACTGGTGGCCTCATCAAGCCACAAGGTCACATGGTCGAAGATGTAGAGAGCGAAGGCTTCGCAGCCCACCTTGGGCAAGACTATGGTGCTGGCGATGCCGAGCTCTCCAAGATGAAGCAGCGCTTCCTTCTCGGGATCGTCATCTGCGATTAGCAGACGATGATCGAACATGGCTTCCAGCCAGTTCTTGATCGGCTTTAGACCGCCAAAATCTATCACCCAGCCTTCCGGGGTCAGCGAGTCAGCTTCGAATGTAAGCTCTACTTGCAGGGCATAGCCGTGCAAGTGATGGCAGTGGCTTTCAGCCTGCCACTGACGGAAGCAGCAGCTAAGACCCAGGCTGTGCGGGTAAACCTTGGTGACTGAGAAGGCGGGCATCACTGCCTCGTTTTTTAGGGGTGATCGCTTTTTCTTCTGATTGATGATAGATACCGTTTTCTTTGGTATCGTCGTAATACCAGACACCTCGAACTCGAGGATACTTTAGATATTCGTACCTCTTGACAGGGCGCCAGTGCAGATAAGGGGTGAAACGTTGTTGAAGCTCTTTAAGTGATAGAGCTATATCTCCGCCCTTTACAACTCGGCCTAGCTCCCTGGCTATCATCGAGTTACTGAGAGGATCTCGATGCCTTAGAACACAGACAAAGCATCGATAGTGCAGACCCTCTGGGTTCATCCGCAGTTTCAAGACGTTACCTCCTCTGACGTCATCACTGGATCCGTCAGGCCGTTGATCTGGTGTGCGATGCGGCGCATGTAGCACGGGCCACAGGTGCCGCAGTGATGCACGCCAGCACGATAACAGCTCCAAGTCAAGTGGATGGGCGCCTTCAGCTCATTGCCCAGCTTGACGATCTCCCGTTTGGTGAGGTTGCCTACGGGTTCGATGATGCGCACCCGCTTGCCATCGGCCACTGCAAATGGCAGCATGTCGTTCACGCGCGCGATGAACTCCTGGACGTTGTCGGGGTAGGCACCAGCCTCTTCGATGTTATTGCCTAGCGCGATGGTCTCGATACCGCGCGCTTCGGCCATGGCTGTGGCGATCGCGATCATCACTAGGTTGCGGGCTGGTACCCATTCGTAGGCGAACTCGGCTCCAGCCTCACCGCCAGCGATCTGCGAGTCAGCACGCAGCAGAGGGCTGTCTGCCGGGCGGTAGATCGGCAGTTCCATGAGATGGTAGGGTACACTCAGATGATTGGCGATCGCCTTTACAGCCCGAAGCTCCGGGCCCTGTGCCCGTGAACCGTAGAGGAAGTGCAGAAGCTCGACCTCATAGCCTTCGTCAAGCAGCTTCGTGGCTACCACGGTCGAGTCCAGCCCACCGCTAGCGACCACAAGTGCGCACCGCGGCTCCGCTAGGCCTGGAGCAGGTGATAAACGGACCGCAGGCTTGCCGATTCTGAACATCCAAGTCGAATACGGCTCGATCATCCGCGGCGTCAAGTCGCGCGGGAAGAACTGTCGAGCGCTGGCAAAGAGGATAGCTTGCGGCGTCACCGCGTACCAGAGCGCCTGGTAGTTGACGGCGACGTAGAGGGCATGGAACCTCTCGTGGAAGCCGATGATCGCGTAGCTGCCTTTCAGCTTCTCGATGACGCCTTGGAACTTGGCACCCACCATGTGCTCGTCGCAGCCCAGCATGTCTTCCTCGGCCAGCAGCTCAACGATGGCAGCGCTGTCGATGCTGGTGGGATGACGATGGGTGCGGAGCTCCTTGTCGTTGGCAATCGTGCCGTTGTGTATGATCGCCCAAGAACCGGTCCTGTAGGGCTGCTGGTCATAGCGATGCTTGGTCTTCACATACTCGGTGGTAGGCTCGGCGCGGAAGTTGGCGATGTAGCGATCGTCATTCTGGTGGCTGCCAAAGCCGTCGCGCCCACGCTCGGCGCTCAGCGCCAGAATCTTGTCGAGCGCGAGGCGCGAGTAGCCAATCATTCCAACCAGTGCGCACATGAGTCAAGTTCTCCAGATGAGAAGGAAGCGGCCGTCTCCGATGCGGAGGCCGTGCGGGAGACCGAAGCGCCCGCGTAGGTAGGCTGGGCAGGAGAAGCGCCAGTTGGCGGCGGCGATGACGCGCAACGCACGACGCAGCGTGCAGCGCGAGCGGACGGGCGGGTTGATGGTAGAACGACCGAATGAGCTGAGTTGCATAAGCGGGTCTCCGTTGCTGATGACCCTGTTTATGGCAATCCGATGATCTTATGCAACTGCAAACTTAGACGATATCCAAAGCGCCCAACGCTGGCGATCGCAGCCGTCAGGTTGGCTGTGTAGTTCTCCTCGTCTGCGGGCTGCACATAGACCTGTCCCGGCCACTTAGCGGGAGGCCGTGCTACACGCGGATGAGCGGTGTGCCCGAGCACAAGGCGCGGTAAGCCGTCTAGCGGGTCGATGCTGTCCGCACTGAGCACGTACTTGGCAGTCTGAGCGCGCTGCCAGATGCTGTCATCAACCTTGCCAGTCTTCGGGCTGACGACGACATGGACGTTCTGGTGGGAAGGCAGATGGAGCGGCAGCGTGCCGTTGGTCTCGATCTGCACTGTGAAGCCTGACGACAGCAGCTCGCTGACGAAGAACGAGATGTTCTGTCGGAACGGCTCACCGCCGGTAATGACGACCAGCTTGATCGTCGCGCCCGCAAGCGCCTCGACTTCTGCCAGCAGCGGGTTGATGGACTTACGCTCGCGCGTGCTGGTGTAGTCGGTGTCGCAGGCTGGGCAGCACAGGTTGCAGCCCGCTAGGCGCACGAAGATGGCAGGAGTGCCGACGAACGGCCCCTCGCCTTGGATGGTAGCGAAGACTGAATGAACATCGAGTGCGTGACCAGAGTTGGTAACGAGCTTCTCGATGGCCTGAGCGTTGAGGAGTTTCATAGGGTTGCCTCAATCAGAGCTCAAAAGAAGAGGCGCCGGTCAGCCCGGGGATTGGAGGCTGCCGGCGCTTCTTACAGTGTGTGACGTTCAGGCGGCCGCTTCTGCGTCGGCCTTCTTACGCCGGGGGCGGGGCGCCGCCGGAGTACGGGGATCCGCCTTGATGCCGTTGAAGCGGCGCCAGGCGTAGAACTCGGAAGTGATGTTGCCCGGCTTCCAACCCAGCGGCTCTCCGACATCGCGGAGATTCTTCAGGTTGGCTTCGGTGCCTTCCGCGAGGAATCGATCGAGCGTCGCCCAGATGACGCCGCAGGCGCCTTCCGGATCGGACGGGCGACGGACGCCGTTTTGCACGACGGAGCCAGCGCGATGCTTGGTGTTACCGGCGGTCGTTTCTTGAGTTTCGCTCATTTGCGCGCTCCTTGAGGGGGAGGGCACATTTAGCGATGGCTGCTCGACATTGCAACCCGCTTGCGCGGATTCCTGCGTGGTAGCCGGAGCGGGCGGCTGCACAGTGGCGGGGCCTTCCGCTGCCTTGATGGCGTCCGCAGCGGCCTGCGCAAGGCGCTGCTTGATGGGCGCCGGGCCGCCGTCGTCGATCGGCGTCCACGTCCAGCGGTCGTCCTGCTGGATGACGCTGAAGTGAACCATCGACAGCGGATCCTTGATGCCGAGCTTGGCCAGCGCGCGGCGGGCGCCGCGGATGGCGCTCATCTTGGACGAGTAGCTGTTGTCGGTGTCGTTCGTTTCGATAGTCGTGTCGGACATGCTGTCCTCCTTTGCTGTTGACTGACGCCTTCAGCCCGGCCACCGTTTCCGGACCGGGCTTGGGCGGGTTGTCCGCGTTGAGTGGGTGCGCTACGCCCGCGGCTTGCGCGGGTGAACGACGACGCCCTTGAGCGTCTCGTTGGGCATTGCGCGCGAAGCGGGGAATGCCTGGACGGCGTCCGCGGCGCGCTGGGCGTCCCACACGGACTTGCCCTGAGCGATGGCCTTCCGGTACGCAGCGTACTGGCGCTGGTGGAGCCGGCGGGCGGCGGCGATCTTTTCCATCTTCTCGTTGCTGTAAACTGCCATATTCCGTCTCCGTGTCTCGTTGTTGACAACAGCAATATGTGATAGAGTCGAAACCGGGTAAAGCGAAAAATGCATCCAACTCGAAAAAAGTTGGATGCACTTCGCTAGCATGTTAGTCGGCTGGCGTCTCGCTGGCGATCAGGTACTCGATGTCGTCTGCGTCGTGCGCTGACGGCCAGGCCTTGCCATGCCACTTGATCAGCATGCTGTTATCCTGCTTGCGCTCGGCAAGCAGGTTGCCGGTGCGCCCAGCGGGGATGAAGTCGTCGCTGAAGCCCTGCCGCGTGCGGCGCTTGGCTCTGACCTTCGGTCCTAGCTTGAGCGGCATCATGGGTACAGGTCGAGCATAGCCCGAGCCACCTTCATCTGGCTGGTATGCCCCTTGAGAGGGCGCAGCCCGGCAGCAACGAGCGCTTCGTTGACGTTCTCCGGCGTGTGCTGGAAGTCGCGCAGCGCTACGACGAGAAGCTCGTCGTAGGCTGCCTGGGCGATTTCGCGCGCCCGCGCTTGATTGATCATTCCCATAGGCATCTCCTTCTGGTTGCCGACGCCTTCAGCCGGGCCACCCTTGCGGGCTCCCGGCATGGGCGCGTTGGGCGCGCGGCTAGCTGAAGACGTGCTCCACCCAGGCGTCGTGGACCAGGTACGGGCTGGTCATGCCCACCGGACGCGCTACGGCGGCGCCACGCATCTGATCGGCGTAGGCCTCAGCCTGCGCGTGGGTGGGGAAGCGGCAGTGCTGCCGGGTGAAGAGGCCCTGCAAGGTGCCTCCGATGAACTCGATGTCCAGAACGGCGAAGAATTCTTTGGTCATAGGTGCGTCTCCTTAGAGGCTGTGCTTGGCAGCGAGCCAGGGCTGGACGAGGAGCTGCGGCCCGAAGCAGGGCTGCACGATGTGCCAGTCGATCTGCGACTTGGGCAGCCAGACTTCCCTGTCGGCGTACTGCGCGTTGCGATCGACGCGCACCAGGATGGCCTTTTCCGTCTCGCGAATGACGTCCGTTTGGTAGATGCCGGTATCGAACATATGTGCGTCTCCGTCGTGTCGTTGTTGACAACGCAGTTATGTGATAAGACCGGTACTGGGTAAAGCGAAAAAATGCCTAATATCCGTTTTCGTGCGCGTAGGCGTTTCGGAAGGCGCAGGCCCAGATCTCGGCTGCATCCGAATCGAACGGATGCGGGTTGCGTCTGCTGTGCAGGCCAGCGGGTCCCCAGGCGTCGCGGGCGGCCTCGGTAGCGTCTTCCCAGATCGCGTCGATCTGCTCGTCTGACAGCTCGCTCATCGGCGTGCCAGCACCTGGCGGACGGCCATGTTGGTGCCCGACGGGTGACTTGAAGAAGCGAGCAGTTCGCCCGTGGCGACGTCCACTGCCTCGCAGGCGACGTAGCGCTCGGAGTCGACGCTCGCGCGGTACTGAATGTGGATGCCGTGCTCGGTCCAGGGCTGGTTGTCGGAGGCCCACTGGCGCGAGCCGTCTGCGACGCTCTCAGGGTGGGTGCTGCGGGTGATGGTGCGGGTCTTCATGTGCGCGTCTCCTTAGAGGCTGTTGATAGCGGCTGCGAGCGCGTCCCAGTCCGTGCCGATGCGGGCGACGGGCAGGTCCTTGCAGAAGTATCCGGCGCGGATCATGTAGCCGTCGATCTCCGCACCATCTGCGCGGTGGTCGATAACGAGCACGCGCACGATGCCCGGGTGGGCGGTGTCTTCCCGAGCGATTTCGTTCAGGCTGCAATAGACGCAGGTGAACTTCATGTAGGTTCCCTCGAAGAAGATCTTGGTGCGATCGAAGTCTGCCATGTGCCGCGCTCCAGTTCCGTTTGACAACGCAGTTATGTGATAAGGCCGGAAGCGGGTAAAGACGAAAAGTGCCCCCAACCTGAAAAAGGTTGGGGGCGAGGTTTCGTTCCGCTACGCTGCCCGCTTGGCCTGCACGGCGGCGGCGTAGGTGCGGGCGATGTCGAGCGCCTCGTCCCACGAGCCGCAGCAGCGGCAGCCTTCGAACGGGTCATCGGCACCGTCTTCGGCGTAGATGCCCTCCGGCGGCATCACCCACCAGTGCCAGTTGGGCTCGCGCACGTCGCCGAAGTTCTCCGGGTCGATGACGAACCCGTACTTGTCGGCGAGCGACTTGGCCTCGCGCCTGGCGCGCTCGGTGGCGTTGCGCTGATTACGCTCCGCCTGCTCGCGATGGGCGCGTTCAGCGCTGCGGACCGCTGCGTGTGCGGCGCTAGCCGCGACACACGCTTCGTCGTACACAGCTCGCGCTTTGTCGCGAACGGCCTGTGCCTCGGCCTGTAAGGCCCGCAAGGAGGTGAGGTACTCGTAGGTCATTTTGGCTTTCATTCTGATCTCCATTTTGGTGATTGCCGACGCCTTCAGCCCGCCACCGATTGCTCGGCTCGGGCTGTGGGCGCGTTGAGCGCGATGGGCGCGTGCTAGAACTGCACGCGCGAGAGGTGGACTTGCGTGGCGGCTTCGTTGAAGCGGATGGCGTTGAGATTGTACTGCTCGACGTGCGACAGTCCGCGGACGCCGTAGCGCGCAGTGGCGCCCGAGCGGCGCCAAGCGAGGCCGTAGTCGACGACGGCCATTGCGACGGAGTTGTTTTCGATCAGCGCGTACTGGGCGTTGATGGCGTCGATCTTCATTTGAGCGGTCCAAGTGGTCATGTGTCTCGTCTCCTTGTTGACAACACACTTATGTGATAAGACCGAAGCCCATGCAACCGGAAAATGTCGAGATGGCTTAAAAAGTTATCTCGTTGAGAATCCTGATCAGCAGATTGAACTTCTCGTACACACCCCTCTTTAGATCCGCCTGATCGCTGAAGAAGTCAGAGCTCGCGTCAAACCCATCTGGCCATTTTCTGAGACTCTCTTTGGCGAGATATTGAGCGACACGCAGAGCATCAAGACGTTCATCGAGACTCGTTACTTCAGTCAGGTCTTTGACTGCTATTGTGAAGCTGTTGAAGAATTCGATTTCGTCAGTCATACGCTTTCCTGAAAAAAGATGGCGGCGCTGGAGCACCAGGCCGAGGCGCTCACCCAGATAGTGCGGCGAAGCTGAAATTGGCCCCTCCCCGAGGGTTCGAACCTCAATTTCTCGGACCAAAGCCGAGCGTCCTACCGATTGGACGAGGGAGGGCCGAAAGCCCCCGGCCTTGCGACCGGGGGCTCCTTGGCTAGTACATGCCGGGGAAGCTGACGTTCTCCAGCTCGCCCATGGCGTCGTCCATCTCGTTGATGAACTGCTCGGCCGCTTCGCGCTGCTCGTAGCGCTCGTCAACCATCTCCTGGGTGACGACGTCCTCTTCGGCGACGGGGTCCTCCGCATCGCCGTCTTCGTCTTCGGCGGGCGGATCGTCTTCGTCGATCGGCTGCGCCTCGGTCAGCTCCAGCTCGTCGTTTTCGTCGAGCCAGTTCTGCGCGCAGGCCTTGGCGGCGTCCAGCGCGTTAAGCGCGTTCTGCAGCCGGACGCCGCGCGTGCGCGACTCCCGCGTGCGGGTGTCGTTGGTGTAGCTGGCGTCCTCGCCCTCCAAGAACTCGGGCACCTCGATGCCCTCGAGGGTGTTGAGCGCGTTCTCCAGCGCGTCCTTCGCCTCGGTCACTTCCTCGAACTTCGGGAGGTGCTCCATGTTGGCGCCCTCCATGTTGCCGGACCATTCTTCCATCTCGTCCTTCAGGGACTCGACTTCCGAGCGGCCGTTATCGAAAGCGCCCGAGATGTCGGCGGGCATGGGGTGGAAGCGAGAAGTCTTGCGTGCCATGTTGATGTCTCCTGTTGTTGCTGTATCAACAAGGCACTATGCGATAGGCCGGAACCTCATAAAAGCGAAAAGTCACCTAAGTTGTCAAATATTTTTCGACAACGGTCCATTGCCAGGCTGCGGGGCCGCCCACCCACTGCCCAAGCGGGGTGGCGCCAGCTAAGCCGTGCTCCTTGACCAGCCGCGTCGCACTTCCGCGGAACAGCCACAGCACGTCGCGTGCAGGGCCCTTACGCGGGCCCGCTGTGCTTTGCTGCCGTACAGCGAGGAACACGCGGCCGCCGGCACGCAGGCGGCGCTCCGCCCAGCCTACCTGCTCTGGAGTGATGTCGACTGCGTTGGCTTCAGCACGCTTGAGCTCGATCCAACCCTCGATGCCCATAGCGCAGTAGTTGACGTCAGGCACCCCTTGACCGGTCGACCAAGTCTCTACCGACTGCCAGTGCCAGGTGTTGAAGTGGCGCTGAAACAGCTGGCGGAGACCACCGTCACTCAAAAGGGTATCGAGCCCCAGTAAGTTGGCGGGCTATGATCGCTACACGCCTCAAACTGCATCAGCGGTGACAGGCGCTTACGATGCTTGCCGCATATCCAGACGCCTTGATCTTCCGGGCTGGTAGCTGCGCCTGGGCGCGAGTGCTGACAGGTTCTACAGTTGGTGTCAGGCCTTCGATCCTCATGACAGACGGTCTTGTGGTTGCACATCTTGCACTTGTAGAAGCCCGGTGACTCGTTGATTTTCGGCGGTGGCGTAGATGAGTCAACAATCATCTGTGCGCGGTCGATGTACTGCTCGGCGATCTCCCGATTGTAGGGAACCTCCTCCATGTAGAGATCGTCGGTGTTTTTGTTCACCGCGCAGTACAAGGCAGAGCGTGGTCCGAGGCCGTGCATGTAGAGTTGCATCTGCACATAATGCGTGGGATGCGCGTCTCTGACGCCTTGCCCAGGAAACACGCCGTCATCGAGCTGGAGGTAACGCCGCCAGTCCTGCGGTGACCCAGCTAGGTCGGTGAATGACGACTCGCCGTGCGTCTTGAACTCGAGCAGCTGAAAGCCCTTGTGCTGCAAGTACGGCAGGTCTTTACCGATACCGTCACAACTACCGGAGCCGTGACCCGCAGCGAACTTGAACGAGAACCACTTGCGCGGCGTTACGCCGTCAAACGCATAACGGATGTCGCCGTCCAGCATCTTGAAGTAGGCGATGAAGCGCGCCTCCTCCATGTGACCGCGATTGAACAGCCGCAAGATGCGCCCTGGAAATGCTGGCTCCGTTGCCCAGCGGAAGTCGTACCAGACGGCTCGTGGGCAGTCGTTGCCCAAGATGCTGGCGCCAAGGTAGCTGCGGAACAGCGGTTCCTCGCCGCGGAAGGCATCTTCCAGTTGAAAGGTGGCAGCGCGTAGATGCTTGCGGAAGGTGAAGCCCCTGTCTGCCAGAATGGCAGTGTCGATGGCGTTAATCAGCTGCTTCGGAATGATCGGCGGCGGGCGAAAGAAGGCGGAGGGGGCTTGCGCCCCCTCAGTGGTGAGAGTGACCATGGCGCTACTGCATCCACGGCGGCTTGTCGCCTTGCTGTGTCTGCTGCGCTGCGGCGGCTGCCGTGTGCTGTGCGGGCGCTTGCTCCTGCCGCGACTGCTGCGGCGCTTGCCGCTGCTGACCGGCCCAGGGCGGCGCTGCGCCGCCTGGACCGCCCTGTCCGGGGCTCGCCGGGGTCGACTCGTTCATGCTCTTGTAGTCACGCACGTCGTTCTGGTCGTCGTAGAAACCGTCCGGGTCCTTGCGGATGCGCACCTTGATCTTCAGCGGGATGCCGTGGAGCTGCTGGCTGTCCTCGACATGCAGGACGCCGACCGCATGGGCGATGGCGCTGAGCTGCTTGTAGGCGATCTCGCGTGCCACCGGATTGGCATTCTTGATGTGCAGGCGTTCGAACAGCTTGCGGTTGACGTACTGTCCGTCGAGCACGGTATAGCGGAGCTGGAGATAATCGCTGGTACCGTCGCGCGTCGCACGCATCTCTGACTCGTCTATTGCGGCGTTGTACCAGCCGGCGGGGATGGGATCGAAACCGACTTGTGGGTCGACTTGGGTTGCATCGAATTCCAAACGTGCCATTTCAAGTATCCTCGGTGTGCGGTGTGCGGTGTGTGGGTGCCCGGGTGTCCAGTCCCTACCGGGCTCCGCCTATGCTGCGGAGGGGAAGTGGAATCAGCAGCCTTACCCACTTCAATGTTCCTTCTATCCAGGTTAGACTGGGGGGTCGGTCCCTGGAAGTGCTGCGGAAGGGTTATGCGGCTGCCTCCATTGATTCGGCATTGATCTTGTAGAAGATCTTGCCCAGGTGCGGTTCCTCGATAGCGTCCAAGGTACCTGAACGGTCCTTGGCTTCGTATTGTAGGTCTGGCTGCGTCTGCAAGAAGCGGTATTGCGTGCCGTCCGATGCCTTGTTGATGCCTAGGCGGAACACCTCGTCAAAGAAATACGGCAGCTTGTTCGACAGCTTGGCGCCTGGCATGCTGGGCACGTACTTGACGACTCCAGTGAACTCGTCCTTCTGTGGCTCCATCTTGCTGATGAGAATCACATTCTTGCCCGACAGATCACGGAAGGCGCGGACCAGCATTTCCATCTTGTCGATCAGCTCTCCGTAAGCTTGGCGCGGGTCCTTGACCTGGCGCTTGGCGTTGCTAAGCACAACTTCAGCGATTTCGGAGATCGAGTCAAGCGCGATGGACTGGAAGCTGCGGGCTTCTGCTGAGTCAGACGCCCACTGGTAGGCATCGCCCAAGTCCTCGACTGAGGTGATGGGTATCACCGGCATGTCGTAGGTGATGGACGGATTAGAGATGCCGAAGATGCGCTCGAGGTTAGCCTTGCGCAGGCTCAACACGCCAGCTTCGGCGCTGATCATGATCGGTGCTGGCAGCGTTGCAGTGAGCACGCTCTTGCCGACGCCCGAGCCGCCGTAGACGAGGCCCTTGATGCCGTGCATTATCGAGAGCTGCGAGACGGTAGTGAACTTCATAACTTGTCCATCTCCACTAGCCGCTCGGCGACAAGTTCCGCGAACTCGGCCGTAGCATCGGCAAGCATGTCGCGGATTGTAATGCCGCTGTCGCTGCCACCGCCGCTGCTTATCGTCAACGCGCGCGATCTGAATTCAGCGTGCTCGCGGAACTGTTGCGCTAGCTCCTGGATGCGCTGGGTGGTCATCCTCACCGCGCGCGCCCTCCGCGAGTGATGCGCTGGGCTGCCTTGCGTCCGACGTCTCTGAAGATTTTGTCGCAGTCGGCGCACTGGTGGCTCCAGGTACCAGTCTCATCGTCTTTTGATGAGTGCCAGCGCTCAGTGCGGAATTGGGTGATGGCATCATCCCAATCGTCTGTCTCGGTCTCCAGGTGATCGTTGCAGTCGTCGCAGATGAAAACGATCAGCCCGTGGATGCGCGTAAGCATCAGCTTGTCCTGTAGCGGAAGGGGCTGCCAGAACCGCCCTGCCCTTGGCGCTTGATACGTCCGAGATAGGTGAGGTGTCGGCAGGCCTGGTTGACGCGCTGCTGATAGGGGTGCTCTGGGAACAACATCTCAGACAGCTGACGCTCGGTGAGGTTCGGACGTGCGCGCACTAGCGCCTCGATGCGTTCAGCTGTCGTCATCGGCTTCCTCTTCGAGTTTAGCCTTGCCCTTGGGTGGCTTGGGCGCAGTGATCTTCAACGCTGGGGCACCAGGTTTGATGGTTAGAACCGTGTCGAAGAGCTTCTGCTGCTCGGCTGTCAGTTGGCGGTAGATGGAGGTTACCACCTCGGGCTTGTATTTGACAAGAAGCTCGGTGTCGATAGCCGCCGCCTTCAGCTCGTTGTCACGTGCGTGCAGCGCTTCGGTATCAACCGTGCGGTTCAGCGGATAGGTGGCGTTGAGGGTATAGCCCTTGCCGAGAGGCGCCTTGTTAGTGCCTTCGGTTGGGGCGGGGAAGAAGTGCTCGAAGACACGGGTGCGGAGCAGGAACTCCTGGCTCTTTAGACGTCCTAGCTCATGGGCTAGGCGCTGCCATTCTACTAGCAGACGATTGGCTTCGTCCGCGGTTAGAGTTTCCTGTACGCTAACCATGATGCCCATTTTGCTTTTTCCACGTCCAGCGTAGGCTTATCAGGGTGGTAAGTCAATGGATCTTCTTTGGGTCGACAGGCTTCCCATCGACGCTGAAGTTCTCGTCGACCACCCGCAGGTAATTCGGACGGCCGACTCTATCCTCCCCCAGAGGATCACCAGGAATTAAGGTGTGCGGTACTGTGCCGTCGTTAGGAGCTTCATAGCCGTTTACTGAAACTCCATTGATTCGTATGGTAGTCTTGTGAACCCATTTCAAACTGCGCATGGCGTCTCTGATGCGATTGAAGACGCCTAAGTTCTGCTGGGAGGGTGATGCTAAGTCTAGATGGGCGAGGACGTCTTGGGTGCTGACACGCAGCGTGTCGTTCTGCAGGTAGCAACCGAGTGTTTGCAGGGCAATGGCCCAAGAATCCATAACGAGGCGGCTGTGTTGAATTGCTGCGGCTGCTGCCCAGAGACGCTCTTCCAGGACTATAGAACGGCCTTGGGCTTCCAGATGGACAGCTTCGGCCCACAGTTGCAGTCTATCGCGGATTAGATCGTCCAGACGAATCAACGTAGTCTTGACCGGCCAGAAGCGCCTGTTGCCGGTAGTATCACGCAAGTAGGTGTCTTCATTGGTGGTGCCAATAAAGATTGTCTGTCGACCACGATCTATTCTGTAGTGTCCGAAAGCAGGGCGCACGCGGTCAGTATCGCGGCTGGCAAATGCCTTTACCTTGTCGACGTCTGCTTTGTGCAGTCCGCCCAGCTCGCTGAGCTCGTAGATTAGGATGCCGCAGATTGACTCGGCCTGTGTTTTGGTGTCCATAGTCAGCAGATCTTGGTCGCTGAAGTTCTGCTTACCCGCGAGGATAGCTAGGGCAGTTGACTTGTTGCTGCCCTGCGGACCTTCCAAAACTAGTATAGTGTCAAACTTAGTGCCCGGAAAGCGCACTCGGCGTACTAACGCCGTCATAATGATTTCGCTGATGTGCTCGTTGAGCTCAGTCTTGTCAGCTCCAAAGTACCACCAGAGCAGGTGCTTTAGTCGAGGCTTGCCATCCCATTTCAGACGCGGAAAGGCATCGCGAATAGAGTGTATTACGTTATCTCCACAGATAGCTTCAAGCGCTTCGCGTGTAGGTAACTTGCCTGGATCAAAACGGAAAGTCCGTCTGATCTTTTCTCTAAGCTGTCCTGCGCGTAAGTCGCTAAGCTCTTCTATAGGCCCGTTGTCCTCTTGGATGAAATATTTCTCTCGAAAAGCATCTACGAAGCCTTCAACACCCAGACGGCGCAACGCCACTATGGCGTTGGCATAGCTGCGCGGGATGGGACCCTTTTTGGTAGCTTCAGGCCAACCTTTGGTGACAACATCTTGCCCACGCCTTACTTGCCGCCAGGCTTCCTTCAGCGGGTCTGCGCGCTCCAGTATGGATTCTGAGATGGCGTTGTCTTTGTGCAGCAGCAGAGCGACTTGAATGTGCTCTGCAAGGTCCACACGGTGGAGGCCCAGCACTACGCGCCAGACGGCTTCGCTGCGGCTGGGAAACTGTGCCTGCGCGTCGCCGAACTCTATGAGCTCCTGAATCTCTTGTGGAATAGGATCCCTCAGGTTTTCTGCCAGATTCGAAAGCTTGAGCGGAACGACTGCTTGATCGTTGTTGGTGGTTGAGGAAGATGAAGTGCTTTGGGTGGCGACGGGTGGCAGTTCTGTGAAGGCCCGCGGATCATGGAAGCGGGTGGGATCGGTTAAGGCGGGGTCACGGACAATGTAGGCGAGGGCTGTGACGCGCCCTGCTTTGAGCTTGGCTTGGGTAGGTACGTTGAGAGTGCCCGGCAGGCGCATGACACGGTCGATGTTCCAGCAATGGTCTGCCTTGAGATATTGAGCAATGCGCTGGTTGAGGTCCTCAAAAGCTTGGATGTCCGATGGACGGGTGATGGCGTAGGCGTCTTTGAAGAACCAAAATGCTTGATAGCCGCCGCCACTGAATATTGTGACAGAAGGCACGATGGGGAACGTGCGGAGGAGTTCTAGGCCATCTGGGTTGTCCAAGTCGACATGCAGCATGCGGACATGGGTGATCTCAGTTTTGTCGGCTTTCTGGTTTTTTGGTCCAGCATTGACTTGAAAGTAACAGTTGTGGGTGCCCTGGATGGTGTGGAGGGCTTCTTGTATTGCAGGGATAGCTAAGGAGCGCGCTTGCAGCGCTGCTGATTTGATATCTGACAGTACACAAATGACTTCGGTGTCGACGTTGGGCGCTGGGCTGGGCAGCCAGGACAGGAACTCTAGGGTTTCTGCTAGATTTGGGACGGGTGGAGCCGGAGGATTTAGGGCGACCATTGCATCTACCCTCTTGCGCTGCTATATGTGTTGGCGCAGCGCCTTCGGGTGGTGTTTGGCATGATGATGGTCCTTCCCATCTCTCGGAATCTGCCAGGCGCTTGAGACACCCGGAGGCTGCTGCATCCAGCAGCAGCCATAACGAAGTTACGCTTCGCAGTGACGTCATACAAGTCGCTAGATCTAGTGGTTTGACTGGTTGAACCCTACTAAAATTGTAGTCTTATTCAATGTAACTCGATTGTAACTGGAAAGTAATTCAGGAATCATCGAAAAAGTGTAAGTAAAACAATACTGTAATTCTGTAATCTATGTAATCCGTATATATATATTAGTAGGTGTATAACCTAATGTTACGTGTATTCTAATAATATACACGTAAAGCGAACAGGTAGTATGTAACGTAGTTTACGCAGTGGCGATTATTACCCCGATAGCGACTACAAATGCTTGTTTTTCAAGTATATGTGCGCTAAAGGGCCCAGGCCCTTTTGCGCACATATACTCTTTTCAGGCAGGAGCAGCCGTAATTGCATGGCGTGGCATGTCGCGAGTTGCGAGTCTGGACGGGTGGGTATGGCCGCTGAGTTGCTGAAGGCTGATGGGCAGGATGTCTTCTTGCCTCTCATACGTGAGCATAGACAGGTGAAGGAGCGCGGCCATGTGTGGGTCAACAGTGTGGAGCGACCACTATTTGGACCTTATCTGTTTGTGGATGGGGAGGTGGATACTAGAGCGCGCTATGTGATTAGCGTGCTGAAGGGTGCGGGTTCTATTGGGGTGGTGCCCCCAAAGGTAATGAATGCTCTCATTGAAAGCGCTGATGACCAAGGCGTCGTTGTTGGGCGGGAACTGCCTAGGCTGGTGCGCAGCAGGTGCATAGACTTTGTTGCGTCGCCGGGCGATCTGTGCAACGTAACTATTTCGCTCCAAAAGCTTATTGGAGTAATCCAGGACGTATCTAGAGTAGAACGCACTGGGTTTGTTGATGTACTAGTTGAGATGTTAGGTATGCAGTGCAAGGTCAACTTGCACTATACTGATGTCCAACTGGTATCCCGGTTGCCGCCCTCTGGGCAGAACAGGCGGGAGAGACGAGCCGGGATAGTTGCAGGCTCGCCTGCATAAGGCCTAGCCTGCGATCGCTTGGCAACAGGGCCGGGCGCAGCGCAGCCTTGAGGTGATTGTGATGGCTGGCAAGGACTTGGTGCCTGTGCCAAGTCCGCCCAGGCATTATGGTTGGACGCCTGGCACCGGTAGACCGTCAATCTATACTGAGGAGATTGCGCAGGAGATTTATCGTAGAACGGCAGAGGGCGAGCCGATGGCTTGGATCTGCCGCGACGCGCATATGCCGTCAACGCGAACGGTGTATGATTGGCAGCACCGGATGCCAACCTTTGCTGCTGAGCTTGAAATAAATCAGCGACTCGGACATGACGCTCGAGCGGCTTGGATCCTTGAGGAAGCCTACAACCCACGGGTTCAAGAAGAGCGGACGATCACCTACGGTGCCAACGGGCAGACTGAGCTGCGCATCCGTAAGTTCGACAACGTGTACCGCTCAAGGCTCATTGTTGACACCACGATGAAACTGCTTGGGCAATGGGATGCCCGCTATCGTCAACAAGCCATCAACGAACTAGCTGCCCGCGATGCTAGTGCCGAGGCTGAGCGCATCACCATTGAGGGTGGGCTGCCGCCTGACGCCACTAAGACGAATGGCAGTACACCGCCGAACGCCAACGGACATGATACCGATGCCGGAAGCGCTGGTGGGCTCGAAGATCCCACCAATGGCGAGACACCTTAGGCATGCTGGACACCACTGTCACGCTGCCGACCTTTCACATCGATCAGGTGCGCCTGCTTAATAGGTACACGGACAATCGATGGATAGGTGATGCCAAGTGGGCTGCTAATGGCCCGCAGTTCAAGGCTGTCCGCTGTGGGCGGCGCTACGGTAAGACTACTTTTTTGGAAGCTTGGGAGGGCGACGGAGCTATCAAAGGTTGGCCGTGCGGGTACTTCGCACCGACCTACAAGTATGTCTCGGAAGTCTACGAAGAGATGCACGAGATGCTTGACCCTGTGCTGAAGCGCAAGGGCGGCCACAACAAGACAGACATGATTCTCCGTCTGCGGACAGGCGGTTCAATTGAATTCTGGACACTGGAGGATTCCAGGGCAGGTCGTTCGCGCAAGTATAAGCGGGTGGCAGTAGATGAGGGCGCCTTCTGCAAGAACGCTACAGCAGAGTTTCCGAAGGGCCAAGCTATTGAAACTTGGCGTCGCAGCATCAAGCCTTCTTTAGGTGACTTGCGTGGTTCGGCTATTGTCGCCAGTAACACCAATGGCGTCGATCCTACCAACCTGCTGTACGCGGCGTGCAACGACCCAGACATGGGCTTTATAGAGCATCACGCGCCCGCGTGGGTCAACCCGCACGTACCCGAGCGCTTGCCCGGGCAGTCTGTTGAAGACTGGCGGATGGATTGGCGAGCCTACTACGCCAACCTTCGCACTACTGAGCATCCGCTGGTCTTCGCGCAGGAGTATGCAGCCGACTTCGTTGATTGGTCCGGAGTCAGCCTATTCGACTTGCAGAAGATGTTGGTGGACGGACAACCGGTGCCTGAGCCAGCGCGCTGCGGCGCTGTGTATGTCCTCATTGATACATCAACCAAAGTGGAGAAGATGCACGACGGGACGGCAGCCACTTACTTCGCGCTGATGCAGCACGGTGGGCTGGGTTACAGGTTGATCGTCCTGGATTGGGAGTTGCATCAGATAGAAGGCGCCTTGTTAGAGACTTGGCTGCCTACCGTCAAGCAGAATGCTGAAGCGTGGGCCGAGCGTTGTGGTGCGGTGAATGGCTTCGTCGGCGGGTTTATTGAAGACAAGGACTCTGGACAGGTCTTGATTCAACAAGCCCGTCGACGTCGCCTGCCGTTTGGCGCTATTGCCAGCGAGCTGACAGCACTGGGCAAGGATGCCCGCGCGCTGAGTATTTCGGGTTATGTGTACAGAGGATTGGTCAAGCTGGCGCGTACTGCTTATGAGAAGACGTCCATCTACAAGGGCGTCACGCGCAACCACTTTGTCAGTCAAGTGACTGGCTTCAAGATGGCCGATAAGGACGCTGAAAAGCGGGCGGATGACCTGCTTGATACGTTCACCTACGGTGTGTCGCTTGGGCTTGGTGATGGTCGAGGCTGGTGATGGCAGTCAAGGTGGATTGGGCTGCGCTCGAGCCTGCAATACGTGCTGCGCACGCGCGCGGGTGCAACGGTGCCGAAGTGGTGCAGGTGGCTTATGCCCTGGGTGTCCGCGTCAGCGCCAACACCATCTACAACCATATGACACGTTATTGGGGTCTCTACTTTCGCGACCCGCGGGTGCGGCAGCCCTGGACAGCTGAGCAGTTTGAGAAGCTGCATAAGACCAAGCTCGAGAGTGAGCGTCGTGTTTCGATGAACCTTCGCAAGGTGCTGGGGCATGACCTGGGCGCTGAGAAGAAGGACGGCAGGGAGTGCTACCGCCCGCCGGTGCTGCCGCACCGTACGTTGACGGCGCATATCCTAGGCGATCCACAGCCTGGGCGGACGCCTTGGGCAGCGTGATGCGCGCCTGGTTTGCGCGCCTGCTGTTCATCGGCCTGCTGTCTATAGCTGGTGCCACTGCAACGTCGATTGCAGTTGCCATCATCCAGGCAACTGTAATGACCGGCTGGATACTGCCGATCATTGCCTTCGTAGCGTTCCTGGTACTGTCGACCTACGCGGTGGTGCTATGGATCCTTTATCTCGTCCTCGTTGACGTCTTGAACTTTGAAGGTCCTTAATGGCCTGGAATGGCAGTGGAAATGGAAGTGTCAACGGCGGCTGGGGGTCGATGGACCCTTCGAGCCCGCTGTTTCAAATCCTCATGGCGCCAGACATCGTGCCTGGTGACGAGCCATCATACGAGACCTGCAAGATCCTCTTGGCTTACCACCCGCTGGGGGACAAGCTGACGCTGACGCCGATTGAGCTTGCGCAGAGCCAGGATAGAATCATTACGGTGCAGGACGGACCTGAGGACGAGCTCAAGGAAGCCTTCCTCAAGGAGTGGGCGTCGCTGAAGGCCACTGAGCACCTCGCCACGCTGGGCCAGCTCAGCAGGGGCTATGGAATCAGCAGCATTGCATTGATGAGCGAAGGGACTCCTCTGGATCGACCGCTCAACAAGAAGGACTTATGGAAGTCCAACATTGGTTTCAACCTGCTCGACCCGCTGAACACGGCGGGTTCCTTAGTGCTGGACCAGAATCCACAGAGCATCACTTTCCAGAAAGTCATTGGGGTGCGGGTAGGCGGTCAGGCGTTGCATCGCAGTCGCAGTGTCACTCTGCAGAATGGCAGTCCACTGTATATCATGTGGACGTCCAGCGCTTACGGGTTCACTGGACGCTCCGTGTTCCAGCGTATCTTGTATCCGCTGAAGACCTACATTGAAGCCATGGTCACCAATCGCCTAGTGGTGCTGAAGACCGGCGTGCTGGTGGCGAAGATTCAATCACCTGGGTCGATCATCACTGAGCTGATGGAGCGGGTGGCAGGCATCAAGCGTGATATGGTGCGGGAGGCTTCAACTGGCAACGTGCTGTCGATCGGCACGGAAGATGATATCAAGTCGCTGGACTTCACCAATATGGAAGGGCCATTCAGCATGGCCCGCAAGTTTAACCTGGATGACATAGCAACTGGCGCCGGAATGCCAGCAATCATTATCAATCAGGAGACGTTTGCTGAGGGCTTTGGCGAAGGCACTGAAGACGCCAAGAAAGTTGGCAAGTATGTGTCAGGTATCCGTGTCTGGATGCAGCCTGCCTATACTTGGATGGATGAGATAGTAATGGCCCGGGCGTGGAACCCGGACTTCTACGAAACCATTCAGGCCAAGTACAAGGAACAGTATGGCAGCATGGCGTTCAATGCAGCGTTCTTCAAGTGGAAGAACAGCTTCCAGGCGCTGTGGCCCAACTTCCTCGAGGAGCCCGAAAGCGAAGAGATCCGCGTTGATGAAGTCAAGTTCAAGGCAGTTATTGCAGCGTTTGAGGTGCTTTACCCAACGTTGCCAACGCCTCTGCTGAAAGCCAACTTGATCCGTTGGTTGGAAGAGTGCTTCAATGAGCGCAAGGAGCTGTTCCCCAGTCCGTTGGAACTCGACTTCGAGGACCTGATCGCCGGCTTCGAAGAAGCCGATGCCCGTCAACAAGCGCAGTTCGAGCAAGGCGGCGAGGACGGCGAGGACGGCGAGAGTGGCAGTCAAGGCAAAGGGCTCAAGGAGCCGCCACCGCCGAAGCCGTTTGCCTCTAGTGACTCAATCGAGGCGCATAAGGCGCGTGTGGCGCGAGCTGTGAGCGAATTGTCGCATGCCGTCGAAGCGCTGCCTGGTCTGCCGCGCCTGCCTGCTAAGGTGCGCGAGCTCGCTGCATAGGAACTCAGCATGCCTGATGATTCCCCAAACCAATATCTGACACAACGTCAGAGCCCTCCGCTGCCGCGTCGGCCGTCGTTCTCAGGCTCGACCAGCAAGCTGGTGACGCCAAGTGATACGCTGGTGCAGCCGTTCAGCGCGCTGCACAATGCGACCAGCACGCCTGGCAACATCAGCATCACTGACACCGCCGGTAACGTGTCGACGTTCTATGTGGCGGCCGGCGGCTATGTGACCTGCGCTGGCACCAAGGTGATGGCGACGAACACTGCCGTCACTGCCATCAACGCGATCAACTAACCATGGACTCGGTCGGCATCGGCATCGGCATCGGCATTGCCATCAGTCCTGAAACGCTGATTGGCGGCAGTGGGCTTTCTGATACTCGCATAACGACTACGGACGATATCCGTGTGACACCTGAGTTAGAGAATAGGGTCACAGAGAATGGCTGACGTCACAATTGAAGAAATTGTCCGTGAGCTGACTGCGCTGACGGGCAGCGAGTACCTTGAAGGTCAGGACCCAGGCGGGTCGTTCAAGGTCAAGACGCAATACTTCAAGGGCGCGACTGGCAACACAGGGCCAGCTGGTCCCACGGGCGCCACCGGTCCGCAAGGCGCAACTGGCCTAACAGGGCCGCAAGGTCCAATTGGGTTGACAGGCGCCACGGGTGCTACTGGTCCTGCGGGTGCTAACTCAATAGTGCCAGGCCCACAAGGTCCACAGGGCACTCCTGGTACCCCAGGCGCAACCGGCGCAACCGGCGCAACCGGCGCAGCGGGTGCCGATTCAACAGTGCCTGGACCAACGGGTCCGACAGGTCCGATCGGGTTAACGGGTGCTACCGGCGCGCAAGGTACGCCAGGCACGCCGGGTGCTGCGGGCGCGACTGGCGCTACCGGGCCGCAAGGCCCGACAGGCTTGACTGGGCCACAAGGTGCGACTGGCGCCAAGGGTGCAGATTCAACAGTGCCGGGTCCGACAGGTCCGGCGGGTGCTACGGGCGCGCAAGGTGCGACTGGCGCACAGGGCGTCCAAGGCGTGCAAGGACCAGCGGGTGCCGATTCAACGGTTCCTGGCCCGCCAGGTCCCAAGGGCGATACCGGCGCTGACTCTACAGTGCCAGGTCCAGTTGGACCAACCGGTCCGGCTGGACTGACTGGTCCGCAGGGGCCAGCAGGTGCTGCTTCGACAGTACCTGGGCCGCAAGGGCCGCAGGGTATCAAGGGCGACACGGGCGCCACCGGTGCGGCTGGTGCAGGTGGTGCAACGGGTCCGCAAGGGCCGCAAGGCGCTGCTGGTTCAGATGGCGCCACAGGTCCTGCTGGCCCTACAGGTGCCACAGGCCCCACAGGTCCCACAGGCACCACGGGCGCTACAGGGCCAACCGGCCCTGCTGGACCTATCGTGCCGCCTACCGCGACGACGCTGGGTGCTGTCTTTTCCAAGACAGTGACAGCGCATCTGTTCGTCACTGGTGTCGACCTTACCGGTGCATTGACGACTGCCCAACCTGCGGCGGCTGACATCACTGGACTAGCGCCCAGCGCGACAACTGACACCACCAACGCGTCGAATATTACCTCAGGCACATTACCAGCAGCACGTCTGCCGCCACCCACAGCCACCACGTTGGGCGGCGTCAAGACCGTCGGTCCGAACGCCCACAACTTCCTGATCAGCATCGATACCGCCGGTACCGTCCAGAACGCGCAGCCGATATTCTCCGACATCGGTGGTGTCGCAACAGGCGCGCAGCTTCCCAATCCAACAACGTCATCCAAGGGCGGCGTGTTGGCATTGGCGCCTGTCGCAAGTCAGTTTGTAACTGGTATCAGCGGCACCAATGGTGCCCCTGTTACGGCGCAGCCTGCATTCACCGACATCAGTGGCACACTAAGTGTCGGCCAAATCCCAGCGCTCAATTACCTGCCGCTGGCTGGCGGAACGTTGAGCGGGGACCTCACTGTTGCCACTGCCAATGCCGGTCTCATATTAGCCTCTCCCGCCACCGGCCAAGTCAACAATCTCGACGGATATATTGCCGGCTCGCAACGGTGGGAACTTGATCTAGGCAATGGAACTGCAGAAAGTGGCAGTAACGCCGGATCGGACTTTCAAGTAACTCGGTTCAGTGACACTGGGGTGTTTCTTGGTGCTGCTCTTACTATTAAACGCTCAACTGGTGTCGCCACACTTTCGGCCGTTCCAGCACTTCCCAGTCAAGCCGCCAGTCAGGTCCTAGCTGCGCCATCTGGCGCGGCAGGCGTCCCAGGCTTCCGGGCGTTGACCTTTGGTGACATCAGTGGCACGCTGCCGCCCGCCCAACTGCCAAATGGTGCCTACCTGCCGTTGTCCGGCGGCATAGTGACGGGGAACTTGACACTTCAAGGGCCTGGGCCAAACGTCCTGAATATCGACAGCCCCACACCGGGTGTTCGCCCCGTCAACTTCACCACTGCTAACGTGCTTCGCTGGCGTATTCTCGCGAACGCAATAGCTGAGGGCGGCAGCAACGCGGGCTCAAACTTCCTCATTAATGCCTTCGACGACACGGGCGTTAGTCTAGGAACCGCACTGTCGTTCACCCGCTCTACCCTCGACGCTGTCTTCGGTGGCAACGTCAGCATCCCTACCGGCAAGACTTACCAGATCAACGGTACGCCGCTGGCGTTCACCAATATTGCGGGGACGGTCGCACCCGCTCAATTGCCGAATACTACGGTCGCGCCAGGGTCGTACACCAACACCAACCTCACCGTGGATGCCACAGGCCGTATCACAGCGGCTGCGAATGGGCCCAGCGGTGGTCTCGTACCGCCCACGCAGCTCACGCTGGGCGGGGTGTTTTCCTACACTTCGCCAGCGCATCAGTTCCTGACTACTATCGACCTAACCGGTCAGCCGATCTCGGCACAGCCCTCTGCAGCAGACCTCTCCAACGGTGTCACCGGCACAGGCGCGGTGGCGCTGGCGACCTCGCCGACCTTGCCGAGCGGCGTCATCATCAACCCGCCTGGGGTGACGCAGTTCGACCTGGTGCAGCGGCCTATCGCCATAACTAACCCCAACGCCACCTTCTATCCGGCGACGCCAGCGACGCAGATGGTGGTGTCGCTGTTCCCGAACGGCGCACCGACTCTCAGCCCGACTGCGTTGGGGTCGGCGATCAACCTCTACGACGCCGATCTGTTCGCTAGTTCCACGTCCGGCCCGGCCAACTTCCTTCAGCTTGGCATGTATGGCGACGCGACCCGGCTGACCGCCGGTTCTGCCAACGGCGCGACCCAGAAGCCGCTCGCGCTGCGGGTCGGGGCTGTCGATGCGCTCACCATCGACCTGAACCAGATCGTCACGTTGGCGCACGCGCCTGTGTGGCCCGCGGTCAACCAGAACCGTGTCTGGGCTAGCCCTAACGGCGGTGGCTCAGGCGTACCCACGTTCCGCAAGATAGCTGGGTTAGACTTGCCGACTGCGACGGCTGGGAGCGGCCTAAGCGGGCAAGGCGCCATCCAGTCCTTGGCGGCGCAAACGCCTCACCAGTTCTTGACTGGGGTTGTTGACGTAAATGGCTTACCAGCCACGGCGCAACCAG